TGTTATGATAAACTTGGGGAAAAAGAAAAAGCAAAAGAATATCATACAACAGCAAAGGATATTATTTCAAAAAGTTCTTTTTGGAAAAATTATGTTGATATGTTTAAATTGGATATTTAAGTCTAATGAAAATTTTAGTTACTGGTGGGAGTGGATTTATAGGGAAAAATATAATTGAATATTTTTCGGATATTCATCAATTATATTATCCCACAAGTAAAGAATTAAATCTTATTAATTCTGAGGAAGTTCATTCTTGGTTTAAAGATAAATTTTTTGATGTAGTAATTCATTGCGCTATGCACGATCCTTTTCTAGGTAAAGGAAAAGATGGAAAACCTGATGGGATACTACCAAATAATTTATATATGTTTTTTAATTTGTTACGAGAAAAAAGTCATTTTAAAAAATTTATAAATTTAGGTACCTCCGCAGAATATAATAGGGAAAATTGGAAAGCGAATATGTCAGAAAATTTTTTTGATGTAAATATCCCAACAGAACCTTACGGTTTTTCTAAATCAATCATTAATAAGCATCTGTTTCTTACAAATGATTTAGATAGTGTAAGTCTAAGATTATTTGGTGTTTTTGGAAAATATGAGAATGAAAAACGATTTATTTCAACTTGTATTTTAAATGCACTAAATAATAAATCTATAACAATTAATAAAAACAGAAGGTTAGATTATTTGTATATAAAAGATTTAATGAAAATTATTAATATTTTTATAGAAGAAAATGTATGGAGGGAAACTTACAATATTTGTTCGGGGCAACCTATTTTACTTAGTTCATTAGCTCTTTTAATTTTAGATACCCTTAAAATAAAAGTTCCAATAACTATTAAAGATATGGGTAACGAGTATAGTGGAAATAACCATAAATTTTTAAATGATTATGGTGAATTTAAATTTACACCTATTGAAAAAACTATTTCTGAAGTATGTACTATGTATAGAAATAAATAAGGAAAAATATTATGGTTAAAGAAAAGTGGACAATAATTCAACCTGTGTGTCGTGGGGGAAGTAAAGAGACTTCAGGACAATGGAGTAATCATACTTTTTTAAATTTTTCAAGATTGTTTAACGCAAAACTTTATCATATACTAGACTCAAATATTGAAATGGATTCTGATGTGTATCATATAGTAAATTTTGATATTGGTTTATTAGAACAAGAAATAGAATTTGCTAAAGAAGTAAAACGTAGGGGGGCAAAAGTTACTATAGGATTTTCTCAAGATTTTAGATTTTTAATTGGGGATGGATTAATAAGTAAGCAAGGGTACTTGTATACAGAATTATGTAAAGTTGCTGATGCCATACAATCAGGTGTCCCGGATAAAGGTATCTATGGAAGATTTCACGATAAAGTTATTTTAATGGGGGAAATATTAGAAGATCAAAGTTTCGCAGTACCTTATGAAAATAGATCAATAGATTTAGTTACAAGTGGCCCAGCAGGGGAGCAGTCATTATCCTTTGAATTAGAATTTTTATTAATGGTCAAAGAAAAATATCCTGATAAAAAAGTAATATCTTGTATACACGCACCACATAGACCAATTGTAGAAAAGTTAAGAATAAATTATCCACAAATAACTTTTGCAATTGAGCACCCTCTTATGGATTATATGAGACTATCTAAAATCTATTGTAATCCTGAAATACGTCCTAGACCAGGAAGAACTTTAATGGAAGCGTTTTATTTTCGAGTTCCTTTTATAAGTTCATCATGGACTTATTATTCAAATTTGTGTAAAGAGTTTTCATATAGTAAAGTGAGCATTTTAGAGATGTTTAATAAATATGAATTACTATTAAATTCAGATATAAACGAAGTTATATATAAAATGGAACAAAGAGCAAAAGAAGAAACTTTTGATGCTGTGTATTCTAGAATTAAAGAAAAATTGGGGATATAATGGATATAATGATCGATGGTAAATCTTTTCCTATTTCAGAATTATACCAACCTATTTATAACGAGATGATTAAAGAATATAAAAGGGATACCCAGGATAGAATAAACACTATTTTACAAGCAGAAGATGGATATAATTTTAATAATATGTTTGAGGAGGATATAGTTGATTGGGGTTGTGGGTTAGGTTATGTATCGTTTAGATTAAGCAGCCTTGCTAAGAAAACTATTTGTGGTATTGATATTGATAAAAAAAATATTGATGTATGTAATATAATTGGAGCTAAGAATAATATATCTAATGTTTCTTTTATTAATGGCTCTGTTCCTGAGGATATTAAAAACAATGTTCCTGGACACGTTATATTATCTATTATTCATCATATACAACCAGATATACTATTACCAGAAAATGTTTTACAAAAAATAAGAAATTCAAATATAATATATTTAGAGTTAGCCCATTGTAATGAATACCCAGAGTGGTCACGAAAGTTAGTACCAAAAGAAGAATTTATTTCCCCGTTTCATTATTTAAAAAAATTACTTGAAAATCAATTACCAGAATTTACTATTAGATTGATAGGGGTTCATTCTACTCATCTTGGTAGTGTTCGGCCGATGTTTCAATGTAAAAGAAAAATTAAAGAATCCTATAATCACGAATTATTTTCAGGTATTATTTATGATAGATTTAAACTTCCCTATATAGATTTTGGGGATTTTTCTTTGAATAAAGAAGGGCAACTAGACCACGGAGAAAGAATTAAAAAAGATATTAATTATGCCTTTGGTATCAGTAACATAGATTTTATTCCTTATTTTTTAAAATTTAAAAAAGATATCTTGATTGAAGTAGATCCATATATAGATGGATTACTATTAAGTAATATAATTAAATTTGGATTACTACCTTATTATAATAGGAATAAATTAAAATTACAATTAGTTGACTTTGTAGAAGAGCAACAACACGGTGATCCTCATCCGTGGAATTTTTTTGTTGATAGTAACTCTAATTTAATACCAATAGATTATGATACTAAAGAATCAAGTTTATGTGATAAATGTATTCCAGTATATCTAAAAACATTAATTCAAACAATCTAAGGAGTTAAAAATGAACTGTGTTTTATTAGCTGGTGGGTTAGGAACAAGGTTAGGGGAGGAAACTCAAAGAATACCAAAACCAATGATTGAAATTGGGGGTATTCCTATTATTGCACATATTATGAAATACTATGCTTTTTATGGAATTAATAATTTTATAATTTGTGCAGGGTATAAACAAGAAATTATTCGAGATTATTTTTATAATTATTATTTATATAACAGTGATATTGAAATAGATTTATCTACAGAAAATACACAATTTTTAACATCTAAAAAAGATAAATTTAAAGTAACTATTATTGATACGGGGCTTAATACCCCAACAGGGGAAAGGTTACAACGAATAAAAAAATATGTTGAGAATGAATCTTTTTATTTAACTTATTCTGATGGTGTTAGTAATATCAATTTACATAGTCTACTTGCTTTTCATAAAACACATAACAAGTGTATAACTCTAACCGCCGTAAATCCAGTTAGCAAATATGGAACAATTACTATTGAAGATGAAACATTCGAGATTACTGAATTTAAAGAAAAAGTTGCTGAAGATAATACGTGGATAAACGGCGGGTTTATGGTTGTTAATCCTAGTATATTTTCATTTCTAAAAAATGAAGATTTTGCTACTACTCTAGAAAGGCTTTCCAAACAAAAAGAACTAATGGCATATAAACATAAAGGTTTCTGGATGTGTATGGATTCTATGCACGATAAAGAAATTTTAGAAAAATTATGGAATAGTAATAAAGCTGAATGGAAGGTGTGGTAATGGATAATTTTATGCTAGAATTAGCTTTTAATTATATTAAAAAAAATAAACTTAATTTTCAAGATTTTGGGGTTTTAAGCGAACTTGATTTTATTAAAATTATTTCTTATAAATTACAATGTGTTGGTTGTGGTACGATAAAGAATACTATGGATAGATGCTTATATTGTGGTAATCAATAGGAGAATATTTTATGTTTAGTATATATAAAGATAAAAAAATATTTGTAACAGGTAATACAGGGTTTGTAGGAAGCTGGCTGTGTAAGTATTTACAAGTACTAGGTGCTGAAACAAGAGGATATTCTTTATATCCTAATACATCTCCTAATCATTATACAGTTTCAAATCCAGGTGGGTCCATTAATATTAATGATATTAGGGATATAGATTATTTAAGAAATGAAATACAGCACTATAAACCAGATTTAGTTATACATTTAGCTGCTCAGGCATTAGTTCGTAAATCATACGTCTTACCTGTTGAAACGTTTAAAACAAATATGATAGGGACTATCAATTTATTAGAATCTTGTAAATGGGTTGATTCTATCAAAGGGGCACTCATAATTACTACGGATAAAATATTTAAAGACAGACCAGCATTATTTGGCTATTCTGAAAGTGATGAACTAGGTGGGTATGATCCATATTCAACCTCTAAGGCTTGCTGCGAGATGATTACAGACTGTTATAGAAAATCTTTTTATAAAGAATTAGCCCCCATTGCTACATTACGCTCCGGAAATATTATAGGTGGGGGGGATTGGTCAGAAGATAGAATAATCCCTGATTTAATTAAATCCACACAAACAGATAATAAAGTAGAGCTACGTTATCCAAATGCGGTTCGTCCTTGGTTATATGTTTTAGATAGTCTTACTGGATACTTACTGTTAGGTAAAAAATTTCTTGAGGAAAAAAAAGGAATTGAAGGTGCTTGGAATTTCGGGCCGGATAAAGATAGTAGTATCACAGTTAAAGAATTAGTTGATCTTTGTTATGAATACTGGATTAGAATAAAATACGTTATTACTGAAAATAATAACGACCTTCACGAAACAAGCATACTAACATTAAACAGTAATAAAGCAAGATATCAATTAGATTGGAAACCTTTACTATCAATTGAAGATACTATTAAATGGACTATAGATTGGTATAAAAATTATTATGAAAAAAATGCTTGTATTACAGAACAACAAATAAATAAATATTTGGAGTTGCTAAATGGATAAAAGAATTATACATTATGCTGGTAGGGTTTTTGATCACGAAGAAAAAGAAATGCTCCAGAAAGCTTGTGATGAAATGTGGCTAACTCAAGGTAGATATACAAAACAATTTGAAAAAGGACTTAGTGATTTTCTAGGAATTAAGTATGTTCATTTTTGTAACTCTGGTTCATCTGCCAATCTACTTGCTTTTATGGCATTAACATCCCCTTTACTAAAAGAAAGAAGAATAAAAAGAGGGGATGAAGTAATTACAGTAGCTTGTTGTTTTCCAACTACAGTAACTCCTATTATTCAATATGGAGCAATTCCAGTATTTGTTGATATAGAATTAAATTCGGTAAATATAGATATATCACAATTAGAAAAAGCCTTATCAAATAAAACAAAAGCTGTAATGATTGCACATACTCTAGGTAATCCTTTTAATATAGAAAAGGTAGTAGAATTTTGTAAAAAAAATAATTTATATTTAATTGAAGACAACTGTGACTCCCTAGGGTCTAAACATAAAAATCAATATACAGGAACTTTTGGGGATATAGCAACAAGTAGTTTCTACCCCGCACACCATGTAACTACAGGGGAGGGGGGAGCAGTATATACAAACAACGCTTTACTATCAAGAATAATATTATCAATGCGAGACTGGGGGCGGGATTGCCAATGTGAGGGGGGGACTGATAATAAGTGTGGAAAACGATTTAATACTCAACACGGTGATCTTCCTTTTGGATGGGATCATAAATACACATATTTTTCTGCGGGATATAATCTAAAAGCAACCGATCTTCAGGCTAGTATAGGTGTTGCCCAGCTAAAAAAACTTAAATCCTTTATAGAAGATAGAAGACTTAATTGGTTGCAATTATATTTAACCCTTGGGGAACTTAATAATTATTTTATGTTTCAACGATCTGATTTACAAGCCCTTCCCTCCTGGTTTGGTTTTCTTTTAACATTAAAAGAAGGGTGCCCCTTTACTAGAAATGATATTGTAGAGTATCTAGAGGATAACGGTATCCAAACAAGAATGTTGTTTGCGGGGAATATTATAAAGCAACCTCTATTTACAGAATTAAAAGAAAATAAAGACTATAAAGTAATAGGAAATTTAAATAATACTAATTATATAATGAATAATAGTTTTTGGATTGGAGTTTATCCGGGGCTTTCCCCCGAAGATATTGAATATATGATTTACTATATTAAAAAATTTGTATCAATGCACCCATGAAAACATACTCTAAACTATATTGTTTTATTATGAACCTTATTGATATTCGATATTGGTTCTGTTTATGTAGTTATATTAGCCCTTATGGTAAAGTAATATATTATTCCTGTAGGCATAATGAACCAATCATTAAATAGTAATAAATTACTATTTTATTATGTCTTGTGTATCTTACTTTTATTTTTATATTTATTCTTAAACAATAAATTCTAAAAGGAGCTTTAAATGTCTACACCAAGAAAACACCTTCTTAAAGAGGGTGACAAAGTTTTTTCAATACAAGGATGCCGGGTTCAAAAAGCAAAAGGGATTGTAGCTACTGGAACACTTGTAAGATTTACAACATACAATGGGTATCCTGCGGCAATTGTTGAAAAAGACAATGCTACTAGTTCTAAAGCAAAGCACAGAGTTTTTCTTGAAAAGAATCTTAGAAAGCTAGAAGCAACTAAGAAAAAACCTGGTGCTAAAAAATCTGGTAAAAAGAAGTAATTAAAAAGAAAGCCCTAATTAAATATTAGGGCTTTTAATTTTAATCTAATTGGAGGATTTAATATACTGTTATTATTTTTGTAAAAGTTGGGGTAGTATCACCATTTTCATAATATTCAAATGTATAGTCTTCTTTTTGAAAAAAACCAAATTTCATATCACTTATTTTTCCAGCTTCAATAACAGTAAAGCTTTCAGTTACCCCAGCAACATAATTAGAACTTATCCAGTTTGTTATTGGGTCACGTTCCACTATCCAAATACTACTACCACTACCACTTAAAACTTTAACAGTAAAAGATTTTCCTTCTTGTATGTCTACTGCCAAACTATAAATAGCTACTTCCTCAGATTCTCCAACCCATTTAGACCGACTAACAGATGTCAATGACTTATATAATAAATTTTGGCCATTAACACCTGTTTCTGGATAAGTTATTCCAGAGTCAAGTGGAGGATCAACCGGGGGATCAATAACTATAGGCTCTTCTATACTAGGAGTCGAAGCTAAAGATAGCAACGCCATAGTTTTGGTTGATTCTTCTTTTGATTCTGTTGGGGAATCACAAGCCAATATCCAAAAACACAAACTAACCATCATACCAAACATAAAAATCTTTTTCATAATAAGTCTCCTTTTTAATTTAATTTTAAAACCAATAATTAGTTTTTAATTATTTTTATTTATATGTTTTTCAATTTCATTCACAAGTTTCCAAAAATCTTCTGAATTTCTAGCTTTTTTAAATTCTTTTTGAGGAGTTGGACGAGTCTTAATTACCCAATGTACAAAATTTGTGAAGGACATTTCTTTAACAGGTTCTCCAAACATTCCAAAATAGGATACATATATTTCTTTACACTGTTCTACTAATTTACTAAACCATGTTCCTCTATGAATAGAAGCTAAATCTGAATGAGCATTTAATTCAGACACAATATCCTTTATAAAGGACATTTCTTTTAAAGGAATTTTTACTTTTGTTTTAGATATTGTATATAATCTGTGACAAAGTTCTGTTGAATCTATTTTTTCTTGTTTATAATCCTCATAAATAAGATTGATAGAATCAAATTTTCTTTTATATCTTTTCATATTTTTTCTCTTTGATCTTAATAACAATATACCCATATACTATAGATTTGTCAACTAAAAAATAACATTTTTACACATTTTTTTAAAGTAGCTCATTCGGTTTAAAATCAATAGTTCGTATGATGTTTTTGTTGTCTTTTAATACTATAGTCATCATCTCAATTTTTCTACCAAAATCGTCTTCTGACTTTTCAGCGATATCTAAAATTTTATCGGTATCACAGATCATTATATTTTCTTTAAAAACTTTCTTCCCCTCTGAAAAAGTAATCTGTTCACACCTAATTATTTCACTATCCGGATAAGCGGATTCTATAATACTTTTCATAATAATTTTCTCCTTAGATTATTTTAAATCTTTTACGAGCCGATTATTTTTTTCCTTAAAGGTTTTAAACGTATCAATATATTCCATAATCTTTTTCATATCATCTTCTTCAAAAGTTTTGGAATAACTTTGACCATACGTTGATTTACCTTTATGGGTTTCATATTCACGAATAATAATCTGAAATTTTTTCATAATCCTACTCCTATACACATTTTTTTAATTTATTAGATTCAATCATTTCTTTATACTTTTTAGGCTTTTCTGGTATCCTTGGATTCTTTATTATACCAGTTCTTACAGCATATCTGTAAACATTTTCATTATGCCTGGTTCGATTATTTTCAATCCACTCATTATGCCGTTTAAGAATTGTTTCTTTATGCACTTGATAATATTCTTTATTTCTTTTATTATCACATTCCTTACAAACAGACTGCCTACCATCTTTTGCAGAGTTATTTTTTGCAAATGAATCCATACCTTTTATTTGTTTACATTTAGAACAAAGTTTTTCCATAGTAATTATTTTTCCTCCTCTATAATATTAAACCATAAAAAATCATTTAAGGATTCATATTGTTTAGAAAGTTTTCTATGTGGATATTTTTTTTTAAATAGTTCAATTCCCCTATCAATATGATCTTTTGATAATTGAGTTAAAAAATATTTATTAAACCATTTACTACTTTTTCCTTTTTTATTATACTTATTTATTTTTTCTTTATAAGAATTTAATTCTTTTATATGTTTTTTATAATCTTTATCTTTTCCCCCCAATTCAGAAATTATTATTAAATGCCCTAGTAATGGAGTCATTAATCCTTTTATATCAACAAAGGCGGATTGCCTATGACTTGACATCTCTAATAAAAAATTATCTTTAAAATCAGTTATTAATTCTTTATATCTTTTCATTATTTAATTTCCTCCTCTATATAGATACATTCATTTAATCTTACTAAGTTAGGGTGCTGAGTATAATGCCTAACTATTTTGTGATACTTTCTACATTTATGATCATAAATAAACTTACCGTCTTTTGTTAAAACTTCTTGTTCTTTTTCTGTTGGTGATAAATAGATACAATTTGGATTACAAAAATTCATTTTACATTTCCTATTTTATTTCTTACACTCATACAATCGTATTAGACTAAAACTCCAATTACTGTATTGATACAATTTTTTATTATATTTATTACAGTAATAATTATCAAAAACATATCCACAAATTCCCATCTTTTTTCCCTCGTCTTGCTTTACCGTGCTAAGATGCTCGCACTTTAAATCACAGACTTTAAAAGAAAACTCAGTAAAATTAGTATGGAAATATTTAGGAGTCATATTTTTTTCTTTAAAGATTCTATTATTTCATAATTAGGGCGTCTATATTGCAAAAGCCATTCTGGAGTTTTAATAAGCTTTCCTCTTTCATTTGTTATTTGGACTTTGGTTCCTACTTGTAATGTTGAAAAATCCCAGTAGTTATCATATTCTTGCAAAAGATCAGCCATTTTTTGTTGCCAGTTATCCGGCATAGAATGTAATAAAACTCTAGGTATTGTAAGCCATGAAGTATGATCAAGTCCAAACCACCCCCATAATGCATTAAAACCTTTTTTATGTATTATATTCATTTTAAATTTCCTTATATCATTTCCAGAATTTCAGCTTTTTCATTGTTAGCATCTCTAACCGCTTGAATCCATGCCATTTCAATTTTTTCTTTAGGGGTCAATTTATCAAATTCAGATTTTATTACTAGGTCAATAATACGATTAAATCTTTCAACTTTACTTAATTTTAATGCCCCACTCATTGATGATATATTCATAGCTTTTTCCTCCTTTATTTATTAAATACACAAAAAAGAATAAACACTATAGCCAAAATAATTAATGTTCCAATCGTAATATATTCACTCATCTTTTTTCTCCTTATCCATTAAACTTCTTGTTTCTAGGTATTGTAATTTACATACCAAGGTAAACAACGCTTCTCGTAAATCTTCGACTGTTTTAGCATTATTAATTTCATACCACAATCTTCTTGCTTCATCCCCACTAAAAATTGGCATATATTACCTCCAAATAATACTTATTGTTAAATTACAGTTAAATTAGTAATAATTTAACACCTGCCGGTGCTATCTGTAAATTTGTATTATAATATCTCTCAACTTCTTGAATCGGAATATCTAATTCCTCAGCCGCTTCTTTCTTGCTCTTTATCCAACCATTGAGTCTCCCCGCTTCAATATTAAGTTTCTTCATAAATTCTTGATTCATTTTGCAATGAATGTTCCCATTTTTATATGCCCGTATTTCCATAAAAATACCGTCCGGACACTGAAATTCTATTTCCTTACCCGGAGACCATTGAAACGAATAGGTGTCTTGATAAACGCTGAACCCAAGATTTTTACCAATTGTTATGATATCGTTGATATAAGTATGGGTTGATTTACTAAGGCCATTGGGAAAATCATAATTGCCAAATGATGAAGAATTAAAATTATTGAAGCACTTAAAAACAAGACGGTAATCGAGCTTGTAATGGCTCATTTTACTTTTGTCATATCTCCACCCATCCTCAACAAATTTAGTATTCGATTTATAATTTTGAACATTATCCCGATGCGACATCCATAAATATACGTCTTTTAACTGTTCATCAATGTAATAATTGGCATTTTTTATAGCCCATATAACTATAGCGTAAGCGTTACTCGCAGAAAAATCAACCGTTGTATGATCGGAGAGTTTTCTCAAAAGTTTGTCACGACTCCGGTATGTCAACCTATCGGTAATACTTTTTAGGTTATCGAAAAGCTCCCTCCAATACAGATTTTTAAGCCCTTTAATTTTCAGCTTTAAACCCTCTTTTAGGCCAGCAATATTCACCCCGAGTTCCTTTAATATTTCACCGTCGAGCTTTTCAATCGCCCTGTAATTATTGTACAGGTTTTCAATATCTTTTAAATACAATTCCTCAAGGCGTTCAATTAAATTATGGCCAGCGATAAGCTCCCTTATTTCCTCTTTTTTCTTTTTCTCCTTCTCGTAATCACTTTCCACTTCCGGGTTTTGGTTAATTTTGAAAAAATCATCAAACCAAATATCAAAGGGATCGGAATTTAAGCTATCATTATAGGATGAGATAATACAAAGCTCAAATCTTATAATGTTTACTTTGGCCCGAGCCGGTCTGTCGGCTTCCAGAAAATCAAATGAACCGAGAATCTTATAGGTAATATCTCTTCTCTCGATGAGCCTAATTAATTTCTCATTATTTTTCCAGCGTTCGGGTATTACCATATAGATAAATTTGGCATTTGCCTCGGAGAGTATTTTTTCTGTCCACTCCTCGAACTCTGAATATGGAGGATTGCAAAAGATAACATCGACCTTTTTGTCGATCAATGTCTGTTGCATAAAATCAGTTCCAATGATAAAAATATCAGGATCAAGATTTTTGAGCAAGATACTTGATTTTTCAATGGCATATTTTGTAACACAAACCTCATTTATGGATTGAAGTACCTTGAAAAAATTTCCGTTACCCGCCCCAATATCAAGAATCGAAAAGCCCCTATCCCGGCATGTAGTTTTCAGGTCCTTACCAATTACTTGGATAATTTCCGTAGTGGTAGGGTAAAATTCGTAGTCTTCGCCCTGTTCTTTGATCTCTTTGATTAGGCTATTCATATCATAACTCCTTTCTATAATCGATTAATAATTTTTTTATAATTTTTATTTTTTATCTAAGTAGTTCAATGCTTCCCAAATACAAAGATATACACTTTCAAATTGTTCTTTTGATCGATACTCCTCTTGAATACAGTTAAAAGTTGTTCTATGCATTCTATGTTTAATAGATTCTAAAATATCTTTTAATTCGCTTCTGGATAGTCCCTCGGAATCTTCTTCAAAAATATCTTTAGAAGGATTTTCTTTTTGATCATTTTCTAATTTATTTATAATTTCTATATAGACTTTATTAGATAAAATTTCAGAAAAGGGTCTTCCTTCATTTATTTCAGTTAGATAATATTCTTTTTTCATAATCTCTTGATAGGTAGAATTAAGTTTATTACAAATATAGTGGTGCTTTCCATATTCACAAAAATTACAAGCTTGTATCTTCCAAGGTACGACCCCTATATCATATTTAATACAAAAGATGCAACTCTTAATACTATGTCCCTCTACTTCATGTTCATTAATTTTTTCTGATAATAAATTCCAAATAACATCACATTCCCTATTGTCCCAATCTAATATAGCTCTTCTATCTTGTTCTGTAAAATATTCTTTATCAGGATCATAATTATTTTCATACAATATCTGAGCTTTTTGTTTCATAAATTCAATAAGTTTTTGTTTACTATTCATTACTAGTCCCCTTTTATTTTCTCCTTTAATTTAACGGAATTCAAATTATTTTTGAGTAAAACAACTTCTTTTCTAATATCGTTTAGTAACTCGCTTAAAACTTCCTCTCGAATAAGGCAAACCTGTAATCTGTTTCTCATATCGTGACTTGTAATGTTTTTATTAGAAGATTCTTTTATATACATCTTTAATCCCCCCCTCTATTTAATTTTAATCATAACCATTATCTTTTTTCCATTGACATAATATATCCATAATTCTTCCAGCGTGTTTTGCTCGTAATTTTTTTGAGTTACTAAAGTACCATTTTTTATAATTAGAGTTATCATTTAAACAATATTTTAACGGGCAATCAGTACAAAGTATCCCACAATCTAAAAAATAATCACATAATGGGCATTTATATGCTAAATTTTTAATCTTATCAAATAACCCCTCTGGCAAGTCATTTTTAGATTTAATTTCAGAGTGAGTATATAAGTACTCCCAAACTTCTATTGATAAATTAACTGCTTCTAATAATAATTCATTTTTCATAATTACCTTCTTCAAAATCAATAGTTCTTTGTCCTAATTCCATCATTAAACAAACAGCATCTGCTTCTGTTCTACAATCTAATTTTAATAATAAATCATCATCGTCTGTAATTTCTATTCCAAATACTGAACTACCGTCTGATAAGTATTCCTCAACTATTCTTTTTCGCATTTTATTTTTCCTTCCGTGATTCAATTATTTTATTTGCCCCCATGGCTTGTGAATATTTTTATTACATATACCTATCATAAAATTCTTCAATGGGAATCCTATGAATTCTTGTTGAAGTCCATGTATTTACTTCTTCAATATATTTAGTTCTAATTTTCCCAAGATAAATTCCAGTTGATATTTGTCTTTCCGGGACCGCATCATATTTGTCTTTAATTTCTTGTTTCATCTGTTTAATCGTTTTCATTTTGTTTCTCCTTTTTTAACTTCAATAATAATATACATATATATTAAATATTTGTCAACAAAAAAATTATATTTTTTATACATTTCTAAGACTTTTAATTTTATCAGTTAAAGTATAGGCCATTTTAATTTTACTATAGATAACATCAAACAGGTCAATGTTACCCATAATAGTATAATTTTCTTTTTTATACGTTATATTTATTTGACCCATTTCAACTAAGATATCTAATAATTTTTGTTTTAAATCTTCTGGGGAGAGGTTATTGTTTTTAGTAGCCATTATATTCTCCTTTATTAAAATCAATCAATATCAGTAATGTATAAAATATATTATTGTTTGTCAACAAAAAAATTAAATATTTATACATTTTTTATTAAAGTATTTTTACCAGAATTATGATAATATAATTACACGGATGTTAAAAATTAAACAGGGACTTAGTTACAATATAAATAGGATAAATTGAAATGATTAAATGTAAAATTTGTGGAAAGCAACTAACAGACAAAGCGATGAATTTACAACACGTTTTAAACGCATCAGAAAAGAAGAGATTAAGTAAGATTAGAAAGAAGAAACAAATCTGTTCCGAATGTACTATACAATTAATTATGCTCGATTTAATTTAAGTGGCTATAAAAAAAGAACCATTCATCCCCCCCGGTTTGAATGGTTCTTAATAAAAGTTATTCTGAAGTTCAACTTTTATAATATACGAAACTTATAAAAAAAGTCAAGTAAAAAAATTTACTTGAAAAAAATATTGTTATTTCTATATTATAACAAAAGGCTAAATTTTCTTGTTGACAAATACCTGTAATTTTTATATATTAAATCTATTAAAGTTAAACAAGGAGAAAAGCAATGCTACTTACCGAAGACTATTTTGACAAAAAGTCCCAAGCAATAGAAGAAAAAATCCATCTAAAAAGAGTTGAACGTAACTGGAAATTAACTGGAGAAGAAATTACAGAAATAATAAAAGAGGGTTTAATGCAAGCTTGCGCGGACCAAGTTAATTTAATGTCTACTCTTATAAAAGAAATAAAATAATTATATCAGCTTATGAAAATAATTTGTCCTCACAACAAAAAAGAATGTTTAGTACAACGGGGAAACTACTGTCCTATTAATTGTAAATATAATATTACTATATAAGAAGGAGAAAATATATGACCGGGCAAGAAATAGCAAAAGCTGTTAATGAAATAATTCAATCATTAAATCCACGAGATTTTGATGAACCAATTAATTGGAAAGAAATAGCAGTACTTTGTATAGAAAAATCTATACTTTTATATCCTGAAGATGAAGAAGATAATGAAGACTTAATTATTGTTTCTCTTTGTGAAATAGAGCCTTATCCTAAACAACTTGTGCAAGAAATTAAAAAAAGATTCGAAGAAAAATATGGTTTTGATATAGTTATACTTAACTCTGAATTATGTACAAGTTATTACTAAACTAATAGGTTGAAAATTAAAATGAAAGTAAAAATAATAAAAGCACCCCCTGATAAATGGTATCATTACCTTATAGGAGAAATATTTGAGGTAACAACAAACTACCCTGTTTTTACATATCTTCATAACTATTGGATTATAGATGAGGGGCAAAATAATTCAGCCAAACTACGTATATCAGCCAAACTACTTTTAGAAGAGGACTGTGAGGTAGTAAAAGAAATAGTAAAAGAAAATAATCCTATTACTAAATTTAATGAGGAGAAACCAAAAATGAAAAAAGTAGTAAAAGAATATTCTAAAGAATTTAACGATCAAATAATAACCTTTGGTATGCTATTAGCTAAAGGGGCTTGTAAAGAAAGTTTAGATTGGATAGTGCAAGAAATAAATAAACTTAATAAAACAGAGATTGAAATGACTCTGGATCAATTTATAACTTGGTTAATAGATAATAATAGGTCTTCAGATGCTAGTTGGGCAGAAAAGAACTTTTGGAATAAAGATACTAACATAGAAGAAGTTTTAGTTAAAGATATTGATCTTCAAAATAAAATATATGCCTTTGCTTATGGAAAAAATATCTATAAATACTTTAAATTAGATTTAGTAAATAATCTTTGGATAAACATCTCTACTTCAAGAAAGTATAGCAATATAGATATACAAACAATAGAAGATCACACAATTTATGAGTTTGAAAATCAACAAGAATTTTTTAAATGGGCATTGGAGTCAATAAATGGAAACTGAAAAGATATTTATAAATATAGGAAAGGAAAATAAACTATAAAAACCTTAAATAGTATTAAATCTTAACTATTATCTAATAATTCATTTATCATCAATAGAATACTAATATCCTCTTCCTCGTTATCTATAATAGATATAGTAACTGGTTGAACACTGCTTACTATACTGGTTCCTAAAATAGAGATAACTTTTGGTTTATCTTTATATAGCTTAGCAATTTTAATTTCACCTATACCACCTGTTTGGTTGTTTGTTAATATAGTACAAATTCCGATAGTACTAGTAATATATTAAAAAAGAATCTATTGTTTTTTACCCTCTTCTTTTATGATCCTGTGACACAACTGACAACAATATATATTCTCAGTTTCTAGGTACTGAAAAGTTATGTGATTGCAATAGGGGCAGAATCTAACTACGGAGGATGACATTTATTTGGGGGCCATTAACTTCTCAATACGGAATTTATACAAAGGAATTTCTTTCCCAGTATCGGTAATAACAGTGGGCTGACCTTTATCATTAGTCCCAAAAGATTTTACTACAGCTTTTTTATTTAAAAATTTTCCGGTAAGGATGATGTCCCCTGGCTTCACGTCGTCCTGGGATTCTAATATAGATATATATCTTTTCATCTTCTATATAACCCCTCGCTTGTAATTGGAACTTTTTCATCATTTATATTTCCACGAATACCTTTGGCCGGTGAATTAAATCCTGCTGGTTTATAGATATCACCGTTAGTCTTATCAACAAAAGCAAATACTGATGATTGCCCTTTACCGTTATCTGTAATTCGTAAAACTTTAAACCATTTAGGGGTTACTTTATAAGTAAATTTAGTTTGACCCCCTCGTTCCCAAGTAGTTGGATAATTCTTTTTAAAATCAGTATCACTAGTGTCTTGGACCTTATCAAGGTATTGTTTAAGTTGCTTTTCTACAGAATCATTTTCTTTTAATAAGGATATATATCTTTTCATTAGAAGCCCCTATCGTGATTTTTAAGCCACTGTTCATGTGAGTATTTTGTTATTTTAATAATATATTCTTTGGGTATTGGTTGCATTAAAGCATACCATTTATACCCTTTTTCTTTTAATGGTTTCCATAAATAGGGGTATCCTTCCCATTTAGCATCAGAATCATAAGGAATTTTAAATTCCACTACAAAAGCAATCCTGTTTTCTTCCGGTACGCTACTGGCATGAAATAAAGCACTTGGTTTTGTAGAAGATACCATATACCACTTAGCAGAGGTATATCCCATACTTGAATTGGCTTTTAATCCTTCTTTTTTTATATTATTAATAAATAAGGAACTAGTACCGTGGTATACTGTTAAATATTTAATTTCTTCTTGTATAGATATATATCTTTTCATTATTTTATTTACTCCTGATATAAAATCATCTCTAATTAAACTTCATATACTTGGAAATTTTTAATTGATTTAATTCCAAAGTCAGATATATTTTTACCTTTAAATTTTGCATCACTATCTTGATCATAGATAAACCCAATTATTTTATTATTTTTATCTATAACTGGGGACACCCCTTGATCTTCTAAAGAATATTTAGATAAACCATTCATAACAGAGTTTAATTCTTTTCCAATAAATTTTTTTTCAAAACCCATTTCAGAATAGGGATCTTTTAACTCTTTTAATATTTCTTTATATCGTTTCATTTTTTATATCTCCTCATTACTTTATACATTAATTCTTCTTAAATTAGGTTATTTCTTTATAAATTTTACCTAGATTAATAAGTTTAATTTCCCCTTTTAGTATTTTATTTCTAAATCTATTTATTTTTATAATTTGTTTTCCATCTGTTAGTTCTAATATACCTTTATAAGATAAATCTTTATGAACTGTATAATTTTTTCCATTATAATTAAACTCAACATTTTTATATGAAATTTGTCCTAATAAAGTAAAAAAAGATGCATCATCAAATATATAATTTACTTTAATTGGCTTTTTTCCTAAATGTAAAATTTCATTTTGTCTATTCTTAGTTATTTCTAAGGATAAACTATTAAAAAAAGAAGGATTAAATAAAAGTTCATCATCGGGAAAAGTTGCTTTTGCAACTATACGAATAGAAAAATTATATGGAATACTTCTATCTATAGCTAATCCAACTGGTTTATTTTTAAAACCAAAAGCGACCCCCTCTGAAGTTGTCCAGGAAGTTACATAACTTAAAGGGGTATATAAATGTTTAACTGGATTATACCATCTATTATTTTCTTTTTTAAAAAAAATAATATCATTTTTAAAATTATTTAAATCCATATCCATTAAACGATATAATACATTTGTGGTTGGTTTTAATACATCGGGGTATTGAGTTTTTAATTGTTTTAATTCATTTATAACAAGATTAAAATTTTTTCTATATTTACCATGCATGTAAGAACCTGAAACCCAATTATATAAAGCATTAAATATTTTGGCTTCATATTCTGTATCTTTTTCCCCTTTTTTTCTATAATCACCAAAAAGAATATCCCCAAATTTTAAAGCAATCTCTTTTGAAGTAATCCTTTCTTTTAATATTTCTTTATATCGTTTCATTTTTCTACCATGTTTTTATAAACCATTAGTATAATTTCATTAACCTTATCTTGTATTATTTGTTTATTAGTAATAGACAAAGATTCATAAGGAATAAGTAGCGTATCAAGTAAATCATTTACTTCACTAGCCGGTATAACTATTGCTCCATTTGATTTTCTATAAGTAATAATGAAATCATATAACCAGACTAATTTTTCCTGATATAAGAAAGGCTCTAATTCATTTCTAAATCCATCTTCATTCAATATAAAAGGAATTTCTATTTCTACTTTTACTTCAACCGGAACTTCCTCATATATATAATAAGGGTGTTCTAAAATATACTGGTCTATTTGCTTTTGAATATTATCTTGTATAATAGAAGTTTCTATAGGCTTATTAAAATTTTCTATTAAGACATTTTTATTAAAATCGTCATCACAAGACAAATAGAATAATAAAAAGAATAGGCTAAAAAATATTTTCATTTCTTTGGCTTTATAGATTCTTTTAGAGTACTTTTATATCTAATCATTTTTTCCCCTACTATTTTAATATAAAATTATATTTTGGATTTTTCTTTTTAGCTAATTTATAAAGACGTTCTGTTCCTTTGATATCTTTTTCAAAAGAATTCATTTTTGGATCATCTAAACTAGGATAAAAAGTATTTAAATCTTTTTCATTATTTTTCACTAAAGAATAGTCTTTATTTATTAAATTATTTTTTAATAATATTTTCAATATAGTACCGTGAATAACTTCCTTTGCATTTGCTATATAAAAGTTACCTTTTGAATCTATTACACCTCTTATCCATGTCCAATGCAAATTTTTTAATGATGGGGGATTAACATATAATTCAAATAAGCTACCTGGTTTAAAATCTATAGGAAAGTCCCCAACTTTTTTTTCATATAAATTTTCTTCAAATAATGCTTTATATCTTTTCATTCTTATCTCATTTCTTTGGCTTAACTGGTTTAGCTACAGGACTTTCTGCTTCTGGTTTAATTGGTTCTGGTTTATCTGACATTATTTAAAATCTTCTTTTTTCCAAGTAGAAGTAACATCACTTAATTTTTTCATAAAGGCATTTGCTTTTGAATCATCAGAAGTTGCCAAACCTTTAAGCAGTTGGGTGGCTTTCAGTTGTTCTTCATTTGATCCCCCCAAAATCAGTATCAATAAGATCACTTATAATCTTTTGTACGTCTACCCCTTCTTCACTTAATTTACTTTCATAACGCTTCCTTTTATCACCTTTTATTTATCCTTCTGATTGCTCATCATCATTTAAAGCATAATAAGAATCAATACAACTATTCCAAGTTTTATTTGAAATTTTATTAGTTAATTTAGTAATTTGTAGGGCAGCTATAAACGAACCTAAAACATCTGAAGGTCGTTTTCCTTTTTTAAAGAAAGTAACTAGTGCTCTTTCTACTTCTGGAATACTATCTATTCCTTCACTTAATACGGCTTTATACTTTTTCATTTTTATTTTACCTCAAAGTTTTTATTATTTTAAAAATTTTATAATCTACTCCTCCATTTATAACAACACCATTAAAACAATTATCAAAACAATGGTAGTCATTGTAAACGTAGGAAACATTACCCTAGCTGTTTTGGTATATAGTTCATCAATCTTACTTATAGTCCAATCCTTATTCTGTTTACGATTCAATACTAGCTGAAACGTAACTTTCTTTAATATATTATTATCTTTATCTAACCATATCAAAGTTGCATCTGTTTTAAACGATTCAGCAGTTGACTCAATCTCCCAAGGATTATCTTTTAATTCAATCTTGATACGCTTACTATTCTCACAGTCTAGAAGCTTACTATACTGTTCAGAAGCGTCTGTAAGGGTTTTGAATTGTTTTACCGTCATCTCACCCGCTAGAACGTCTTTATACATTATCTGAAGCTTATCAGAGTCTTTGGCTTTACTTGAAATGACTGCTACAGAATTAGCTTTATTCTGGTCTATTTGAAGTGAATTACATCCGAAGAGCACACATAATAAAATAGTTAAAACAATAACAAATAACATAACTGCTATACCATTAACCCAATCATCAAAAGATATTTTTAATCCGTTTCTATACATGTTTTGCTCTCCTATATAATATTCAGCTATTTTCTATATATGTTTTATTTTATACAAGCACATTCATAAAAAGTTGCAGTGCATTTAATCCTAGGGCTACACGATATACAGTATACTACACATAGTAAAAATATCAGTATTATTATTAGCCTAAAAATACTTATCTTCATTTTTTATCTTTTTTCTATCTTCAAAAATATTTTTAGGAAGTAAAGTAACTCCAGATTTTTTTGCAATTTCAATATATTTAATCATCTTAACAGAATCTACATCTAAAGGTTGCGCCTCCCCACAATATAAAATATCCTTGTGCTTTTCTCCTTTTTGAACCGTTAAAAAATCATTGAAACTATGTCTCATAATAGCATTCTTTTTAATTTTATTAAGACGAGAACTTGGATTATGTTTCTGTATATATTTAATAATATCATTATGAAGTATTCTAAGTTCTTCACACATATATAAATTATTATCTACAATAATTCCTCTCACTCCAGGTTTTAGTTTTTTAAATTCTGATAAGGATTCTATTTTATATATATACCCCCTATTGATATTTGTATAAGAATCTAATGCAAATCCAGGTAATAGCTCCTCTATTAAAATAAACTTATATTTTTTCATTTTCTAAAAAATTATTATGCTTTTTCTTTATCTATTTTCCAATCACCACTTTTTATATAGTCTACGATATCTTCTCTATCTCCATACTCTGATTTTTTTCCAGAAGTAGTGTAGGTATAATAATTTCCTAATATATTTTTATATAATATCCCAGGTTTTTTAGGATCCAACCCGGAAGTACTATGATCTTCTGTATTCTTGTCTACATCTGAAGATTTTTTAGTTACCTTATGTTTTATATTAGCCTTTATTTTTCCTGTTTTTCCAGAATTGCTAATAAAATTTTTAGCTCCTTCTTGATCATCAAAATAATGATAATGGGTTCCATCATAAACCCCCCAGGAACCTACCTTAGTTTGATAGGGTTTCATTATATTTGCTTCTAATAGTGGCACATATTTTTTCATTTAATAACCTCTTTATTTTAATTAATTAAACTAACTCGTCAAAATTAGTTGAAAAATCTTTAACGATTCATTCAATTAGCTTAAAGCCTTTTTTAATTTCTGTTTCCAATTCTCGTCTTCCATTAACGATAATAATTTTTTCAATTTTATTCTATCAATAAATCCAGCGCGTTCTTTAGCCGTAGTAATAGACTGCTTTGCCTTAACCGGATCATTCACCATTTCTTTTATAGTCATTCCACACTTAGCAGATAACGACCAACCCAGTAATTCAACCGACTTTCTTTCCATTCTTGCGTAATCAGACTCAGTAAAAAGTATTTCAGACATATCCCCCCCCCCACCTATAAAGAAACTATAGAAAGTAATCTATCCTTTCCAAAACTAATTTCAAATTCTTTACTTGTTTGTTTTACATTCTTAACTGAATGAAAGGCAATAGTAGCATACACAGCACCGTCTTTTGAATCTAGTATAAAAGAACTGTTTTTAAAAATAATAATACAATCAGCACTATAACCAATATCAAGCTCCTTATCAACATAAACAGCCCGTACTTTTTTATCATTAAATGCTAGTAAGTCTTCAGGAAACTTTTCTAAGGCTTCATCACTAAAATCTGTCATAGCTTCTTTGTATCTTTTCATTGTATACCCTTATATATCAGAATCCTTTATAGCTTTATTCAATGCATCAAAAAAATCACTATCTAATGTTAACCATTTAGTGGCCCCTTTATCAGATTTAATTTGTACTGATATATAATTAGGGTCAGTTGCATTTTTTAATACAGGAAGAATCTGTCGATAGTTATAATTAAAATCACTTTCTTTTAATTGTTCATATTTTTTCATTTTACATACCTTTATTTCTTAGTTTCTTTATTTCGAGGGCATTCTTTTATTAAGCAAATAATATCCACTTTGTTTTTATAAGAAGCATATATTTCTTTAAGACACAAACCAATGGTACAATCATTACACACTATTTGTTTTATACTACTCATTAAATTTCCTCATCTAAATATTGATACATATACTTATACAGTCTTTTGATTACATCTGAATCTTTATCAAAAAAATAATGATAAGCTTTTAATGTTCTACAATTTAACTTTTCATTATTAGTACTAGATAATATTTCTTTAATCTGTTTATTAGTATAATTCTGAAGTTTAAAGTATTGTATTATTTGCCAAGCATACGCCATTATTTCGTGAGGATCAAATAAATACTTTTTCGGATTTTTTGTATTTTGTAATTTTACTATCCACTGTTCTTTTGAATTTATATACTGAATCCTATGAATCATTTCGTGTCCAATTAAATCCATAAACTCATAACAAAAAGATTTATAGCTTTCTTTATCTTTTTGAATATTAGTAATATTAGGATTACAGAACATTAAGAAATAGCCCGTCTTTTGTTTAAATCCACTTCGATTTAATACTTCCCCTTCTGCTTCAATATTAGATTGTAAAACAAATAGAATTTTATCCTTTAAAAAAATTCTTGTTAGTAGTTCTGTTATTTGTTTTGCATTATAAGACTTTTTTAAAAAATTTTGAACATAACTTGTAATAGTTTCTAGCATACTCTGTATATATACATCAGGAAAAATAACAGCTTCCTTTATATAGTACATAAACTTGAGATCTCCTGTATCATCAAGTTTTCTTTTATCTAGTTGTTCATATCTTCTCACTTAAAATCTATCCTTTAATTTTACTATATATTTCTTTTCCTAGTCGTACGGCTTCATCAACAGACTTTTGTGATAGATTTTTATCTTCAGGATTTTCAATGTCAATTACTTTTATACTAGGCCAGAAGACTAAGGTCTTATTCCCCTTAGCAAGATATATAATAATAAATACGACAACAGCCATTATACAGACAACACCTATAATAGCAAAGATAGCTAGTATCTTGTCCCTAGTAGTTGCAAACATATTTTTAATTGTATCTGTTATAGCCATTTAAACTCGCTCCTAGAAAAAATTATTTTATTATTTATTAGTAACTACAGCACTCTCCAAATCTTCTTATATTTCTCAGCAATAACTTTATTACTATATTCAGCATCCCCTCGATGTCTTGCGTTTTCGTCTTCATATACCGTGGAAGAAATTATCTTAGAGGAAAGAATCGTATAAGTAACAGCAGCTAATGTATCAGAGCAATCTTTAGCATTTATTCCAGCTTTAGAAATATTCCAATCACCGTGATACTGATTAACTGTAGGGCCTTTAGGGTGGTCTATCTTTTCTTGATGCTTTTCATTTCGTACACGCTCTAAACAAGATAAATTGTTTTTAAGAAATATATTTTTCCCACATTTAACAGTTCCCCCAAGTAAAGCTGATAATAATTCTTGATAAGGATTTAATGATGTATCAACAGACAATACCTCTGTTTCGATATTAGCTCGTTGAATATTTTGAATAGTTTGTCGGGACTGAAATGAGTCCGCTGTTACTTTGAAAATAGGAATGTTTCCTTTTTCAACCATGTCCAAAATAAACTGTTCTACTGCTGTTAGATTTATTCCTTCACTACCTGGCAATATAGCAAAACATAAATCAGCAATAACCATAGTGGTCTCTTTTTCTCGTGACCACTCAGGATGCGCCATACAAAAACCATACACGTCCCCTCGCATACTATGAGCGACATCAAGCGCAACAAATCTAGGTTCTCGTGGTGCTCGTTTTAGTATAGGTGTATTGTTATGACTATAAGTAGTAATCAATAAATCTTTTACTTTATTAAACAATAGCATACTAGGGCTATCCGCAGCATCCGCAACAACACCCCCCTCAATATTAGTTAAAGCAGTTAAGGAAAATAAATTATCAATTGAACTTTGAGTTGATATAAATTTAGACTCATTAGAAGTAGGAACTCCAGCTATATCTTTAATAGATTTTATTAAAGCATCTTCAAATTGTTTTTTAATATCAATCGGAACGTATATGATTAAATCCTTTGGTATCCCTATACAATCTTGTTCTGTAGTAACTAACTTAGCAGGTATATCACCATTGCCTGAAATAACTTTAAATGCTAAACCTTTTTGATATAGCTCAACATTCCACCTTTCTTTAGATACTCCTAGTTTTTCTAATTCTTGTACACCTTTATACCATTTAGGAAATTTAAAAGGCCTAATATCCCAGCGACTCCTCCATCTAAAAAAAGTATCAGGATCAAGTTGTAAATCTTTTATAATGTGCGTTTCAATTAGACTGTCTGCGTAATTAGCCGAGGTATCAAGAAATATCCAGGTAAGATAATCCTTTCCTACAGTAGCATTAACACGATCAAGAGCATCTGTATATAATTGATATATCTGCTCTTCAGTAGCTCCTGCTTCCTCAATAAAAAAAGCTATCTCAGAAATATAACACTGAATTATATCAGCTCCAATAATTTCATTAGGTGAATCATTACCCAGAACAATTTGTAATCCAGATGCTAAAGTAATTTCCCCCACAGTAGCCGCTTTACTATAAACTATTTTTTCACAACTATATTTTTCTTGTTCCTTAGCAACCTGATCTTGAAATTTAATAAGTACAAATCTTTTTGACCTTTCAAGAATTTTATAAACAGGTTTAAGATAAAGTTGTCTTGTCTTATCAAATTTAAAACTAATGAAGTATATACACAAGTCAGTAAGAGGACTAAGATTGTAATATAAAGCAGGTTCACGTAAATGATGGATAAAAATTATTGTGTATATAATAAGAAGACGAGACAAAAAAGTCTTCCCCTGCCGCGTCGATCCGTAAAAACTAAGTTGAGTAAAAGTTCTCCCCCCATCAACTATGTCAAGAAAATCTTGTTCAACTAAAGGATATATACTATCAATAACATTTTTAGGCAACCATTCATTTTGTGGATCAAGAAATTGTTTTCCAGTTGGAGGAATTTTTTTAAAGAGAATATTTTGAAGTGAAGTCTGAAGTTCTTTACGTGTAGCAGGATCTTTATAAGTCTGATATAAAAGTTTTTTCTTTTCTAATGATAGCTCAGAATAATTCTGTTCAATGGTATCTGGAACTATCATATTATTTATTAGTATTTCCTATTAAAATTTTCATACTAAAGTATTACCTGTTTATTATTGTAAACAGTGTTTACTAAAGTAAACAACATTCTTTCTTTTATAGCTATAAAAATATTCATAATCAAATTTATATGGATTTATTTCTATAAACATCAAAATATGTTTCTAGAAGTTCTTCTACTACAACTCCTTCTTTTTTATATATGTTTAAAGGATAATCCATATCAAAAATTATATTACGATTTTTATCTTTTCCATAACTTCTATTTGTATCAAAATATGAATACCAAAAATTTGATAAAAAATCAATACAATCTTTATCTAAACTAAACCATTCACCATACTGTCTATAACAATTAAATGTTGCATGAAGGAATGTTTCAGTTTCCCTAGCATGTTCAATATATACCCAGGCAACACAATCTAAAGGACATCCACACTGATGCTCTAATCGAGTTATTCTTTTCTCTAAATTTTCAGTAATACCTATTTTTGTCAGCTTAGTCTTTTTATTATATATTATATACAGAATCATAATTATTTATAGTTTATTTTATATACCCAAAAATTTATTTATTATCAACTTTCTTTATTCTTTTTTAAATTTTTTAATACAACAAGAAATACCTACAATTACTATAATAATAAAACCAAAAAATACAGCAACAATAGAAATATCATAAAGAAAAGATTCAATCATATTCCAATTCATATAAATTTTTTACTCCTTATGTCCTTTATTCTCTATTCTAGCCGCTTTTCTTATAGCTTCTTCATAGTGTTCTTTTTGTGCTATCCTTTGGTTTTCAATTTTCATATCTACCGTATCCATATATCTAAACAAGTCCTTTACTGTTAAATTAAAATTATCAGATTTTTTTATTTCATCTGCCAGTAAAGATTTTAACATATCAAATTTATTTATTATCATTATTCGTTCCCTCTTCTACAAATAAAAGGCCATCTTCTTCAACTAAATAAGTTATATAATTCTTGTCTATAAGTTTATATTTATAATATGAAATTTTTTCTTTTAAAAAAGGGATAGGATAATAATCATAAGCTGTTTTAAATGTACCCCCAGAATATTTACTGGTTTTTTCTTTTATAACTTCAATTATTATTCCGCTAATCTCGGTTTTATCTTTATCTAAAAAATAAACCATATCTTTTAATTTAAATTTTGAGGGGTGTTCTAACCAAAATATTTTTTCTTTTAAGTTAGATATTTCTTCATTTAATCCTACAATTCGTTCTTCTAAGTTTTTAAATTTTTTATCAAACATCATCATTTTATCTCCTTTTATTATACTCCAAAATTTTTATCTCCAAAACAAATACCACTTTCTTTTAAAATCTTTACAATCATTATTTTTATTTTTTTGTTCTGCTAGAAAAAAATACCTCGTTTTCTCTTCTTTTTCATAATATGTTTTTTCTTTGATAAAAATAATACAACTTCTATTTAAAAACCCAGGTGTGCAATGGATACAATATTTACAATAAACATCTTTATTACTCATTTATTATTTATCTCCTTGCTCTATATTTACGATTTATTTGAATAATTTTTTCTTGCATTGCTTCAGTAAAAGTTTCTTTTTTAAGCATACTACCCATAAATTCACTTTCCCAATCATTAAATTCATCTGAGTATTGCTCACACAATGATTCTACAATTTTAGAATAATTTAACTCTACTTTCATTCTTTTATCCTCTCTTTAAAAGATAATAGATTTTCTTCAATAGTATGCGTGGTATAATCTTCAGTTATAATTCTATAAAGATATTGATAATAATATGGATAAAAATAAGAACCCTTTTCTTTTATAATATCAATCACTACCCCTTCTATTCTTTCATTATTTACATACGAAATCTTATCTTTAAGTTTAAATTTTGGGGGACGATTTAACCAATATACTTCTTCTTCTAAATATTTTACTTTTTTCTTTAACTCACTGATCTCTTTTTGTAAATCAATAATTTTAGTATCTATTTCTATAAAATTCTTTTCACTAATCTGAAATTCTTTACTCATTTTATTTTTTCTCCTTTTTTTCATTTTCGTCCAATTGCCTTTTTAATTCTTTTATAACCATAGAAACAGCAAAATCATTAACCCATTTTTCATCGTGTATATACGCTAATACAACTTCGGGGTCTCTATTTAAATCATAAAGTACCCCATCAACAGGTTGTTTAATAAATTTATCTAAAGGCATACACATAGGACCTTCAATAGTCATAAATACTATATTACCTTTATCATATTCTTTTAATATCATATCTTTAAAATTTTCATATTGATCCTTAACTTTTTCTTTTATACAGCTATCTATCCTTTTATAACATTCATCGTTACCCCATTCTTCTTGAATTTCACAAGGACGTTCTTCTTTACATTCTGAGCATAAAGTTTTCTTGGCCAGAACACAATCGCTAAAATTGCTATCACAAGGAATATCATCGTCTATTAAACTACAACCACATCCATAATCAGGATTGAATAATCCATCCCCGCCGACACTTTTAACATAATCTGTTACGATCTCTTTTACTGTTTTCATTTGCTTTCCTCTGGTGGTGCTGGGAGTTCTTGCCAATGAGTCACTTTGTCATTAGTCCAGCCTACCCACCTATTATTAGAAAACGATGTAACATCATATTCTTCTATAAATCCAGTTACAAGGTGGATTAAATAATGTCCTTCTTTATCCGGTAATCTATCAGAGCATTTAATCCAACCGCCAAGAAGATGACCATTACTGTCACAAAAATGCATATCTACGCCGTTTAAATTACGTTTATAATAATGTTTACATTTCATTTCTTTTCCCCTTAACTTTTATCAACACACCCGTCATCGTAACCATTTTCCCATCCATCGGCATAACCTCTTTGATATTCTTCCTCTATTGCAATACGAGCAAGAGCAATAATTTCATCTAAACTATAACTTTTCTTTTTAGAAATATACTCTTCAAACTCTTCTCTTGCTGATTTCTTGATATAGCCTTTTTCTTGCCAAAATTTTATAATTGCCTCTTTTGTCCAATTAAGTTTTTCGACATTAGGAATCATTTCTCTTGCTTATTGCTCAGTTATTTGTATCATTGTTTTACCTCTCATTCAATTTCTTCACCTGTTGTTTGCTCAATAAGCAATTTTAAATCATATTTCCCACACTCTTTATTTTTGCAACCATCGGTAGCAAGCCAAAAACATTGAGTACATAAACCGCCATCAACACTAAATGATTTATAATATCTAATTGCCGCCTCTAATAATTCCGGTGCTGCTGCAATTAAACGTCCGTTTGCTTCGCTTTCTTCAACTCGACTATTCCATTCGCTTCTATGGCATATAACTATATCAAACAAATGGTCCAGACCAATACGATAACTTCCATTTCCATTTAGTTGTAATTTCCACGGCCCTTTAGTATGTTTCATCTATTCCCCCGTCCCTTTCGTCGATCTTGTTTCAACCACATAATCTTCAACCCATTCTATAAACTCATAATATTCACGATCATAATTATATTGTGCTAATGTATTATCAATATATTGCGGACAATTAAAACATGCTTTCGTACCGGCTAATGTACAATTACAAATTAACATTTCATTTTACCCCCGCCTAATTTAATAATATTCATTTGCCTTCCGTCTCCATTAACTTTTATCAACATGCCCGATGGCAAAACCTCTTTTACATTTTTCCACAAGTGCTTTATACGCTTCTTCACCATGTTCTTTTATGTATTCTTGTGCAACCCAAGATAAATATACTTGTGTACCTGTTTTACAATGTGTCCCATATCCCTCTGGAAGTTCCCCACCACTATTGCATCCATTATCACAAATAGTATGCTCACAATTATCACATAAAGGAGACCCACAAACTAGACCCATAGTTTCTGCACAGGAACGAGTAGCTTTTTCACCACAACTTGAACAGTATAAATCTTTATGTTTCTCACAATAGCCATTTTCTATAGCTTCGTTTTCGCATCCACCACACCAAGCCTCGTTAAATAAACATTGATTATTCGTGTCTCCCCTCCCCCACTCTTTTATTTCATCCTTTACAAAGCTATTTGTCAAAATTCTAAAATTATCTTTTATTGTCATGATTTATTCCTTAACTTTTATCAACCCGGAGGCGAAACCTCTTTGATATTCTTCCTCTATTGCAGCACGGGCAAGATCAATTAAACCACCATTCATTGACCAATCAGATTCCATTCTAACATATTCCTCAAACTCTTCTTTTGCTGATTTCTTAATGTACCCTTTTTCTTTTAGATATCTAATCTGCCCATCCACAACATTTTCATCAAGGTTATACATTATTTCTCTTGCATATTCTTCTGTTGTTTGTACTATCATTTATTTTACCCTTTGTTTTCATCACTATAATTTTGATATAGATCTAAAAAATCTAATATAATAGATACATTTCTGTTAACTAGCTTTATATCAACATTATTTTTAATATGCATCTGTTTATAATAATCAATAAATATTTCAAGATCGTGAATAGCATATTCTTTTGTTATCATTTTATTCTCCTTTAATTTTCATCTGAGATTGCCCATTGCAAAAATTCTTTTTCATTGTTAAATTGATAAATTATTAAATGATTATCATTTATTAATTCTATTAATACTTCTGTCAAGGTATCTTTTTCAAGAATAAAAGTATTTCTAAAACTTTGTAGACCAAAAATTTCAACTTTTTGAGCACTTGTCTTTTTTATCATATATACTTTATTCTTATATTTAAAAGTATATATCTTATCAGAAGAACAATCATCAATACAAATTTCATTTTCAGAATCTATATTTTTAAAATTTTCTTCTACCCATTTTATATCAGAAATTCTATTTCTATCTTTTAACCAAGCTACAAAACCTTCTACAGTCTTAATAAAATTATGTTCTAATCCTAAATCGGCTAATTCTTTTAAACTTGTCATACAAGCTCCCTTCTGTATAAGATCTGGCCAAGTTATCCTAATAGTTCCTTTTGATCCGTCAAGAACAACCTTTCTTTTTGATATTTTTATATAATCCCGGCTACCGCATCTATCACAGGTACGATATTTTTTATCATCATTATTTATATAAAATGATAATCCACATTTGGAACAAATTACTTCATAATTATTTGTCTTCATTTTATTCTCCTTTTCTTCCCAACAAGAATAACCATAATTTTTAAGTTCTATAGGTATATCACAATTTCTATTTTCATCGCTATGCTTACAAGAATTACAATTTATAATTATACAATCATTTTTATCAATACAAAGATTATCAGATATACTTTTTTTATAAAAACCTGGAAGAGGATACTCTGTCACATCAAGTATATTTCCTATTTGATCTGCATACCAATAATTAGATTTACTAGCTTTAATTATTTTTATTTTCATTATTTTCTCCTATCCTCTTATTACACATAGCAAGCTAATGAACCCCCAGCTATCATCCAACAATTTAATTTGCGTAGTTCAATACAATCTTCTTTTGTTATTCCTTTTTCAATTAAAACACTAATGACCTCACTATAGATAATATCGTTTCCTGCTCCCTGTATTAAATTATCAGTATACTTAGAAAGTATTATTAATCCTTTAAAGATACTGTCCCCCTCCCAAATATCAATTTTTTGATCTTTAAATATTTCAACAAATTCTTGTTCAGTCATTATTTTTTCTCCTTATTGGGCAACTTATCATATATTTTATGATAAATATAATTTAATCCTATTCCAGTAAATACACATACTAATGATATTCCAAATGATTGAAAAAACCCATAGGTATTTAATAAAACCATAAAACACAACCCAAAGCAAAAAGCAATAAAGAATGTTTTAAAATTCTCCTTATAAATACCTTTTATAATGTATTCAATAAAGAAACCGTATAAAAAATCAAGTATTTTTTTCATTTTAATCCTTTATTAAAAATTTTATTTATCTTCTTATTAATTTTCTTTTGTTCCTTTATTTCTTTTAAAACTTTAGGTATTTTTTTAATTATAGCTCTTTCAGTTGCTTTATTTGTATTTAACACGTAATAAATATGAATCATATACTTACCATTATCATCAATTGAATATGCTATCCTCATTTTCTTTCCTTATAGTCCTCTTCTTAATATCATATCTGAGAAACCTTGTCCAAAAGTTCTATCTACATCATTTTTTAATCTTTCAATTTTTTTATTATACTTTTTAATATTTTCATTACATTTTTTAATTCTTTTATCACATTCTTTCATATTTTTATCATATTCTTTCTCGTATTTTTCATCTTCTTCATATATTTCTATAATTCTATTTTTAAGAAATTTTATATATTCTTCTTCTGTATCTTCTTTTTTACTATCTCTTAAATAAATCCAGTATTTAATTTGAATATCATCAATTTCAATATTCATTTGTTTTCCTTTTCCTCCTTATCAGTATCATCTAAACTTGATCTTCGTTTAAAGTCTTGTAACAATTGAATAAATTCATCTATACTATCAAAAGCCCACCTTTCTGTTTTAATAATATAATATTTACCCCCACCTTGATCCCCTGTAGAAAATTCTATGTCCTGATATCCGTCGCTGTCATCATCTTCCTGGGAATACCTCATCGACAATCCTTCTATTGCTATTTCATTTTCTTTCGGAAGTTCATCTGTTATAAATTTTAATTTCATTTTATTTCTTCTTTAGTATGTTTCATTTATTTCCTTATTATAAAATCCTTTTTTAAAATCATTTGTTGCAATCCCCAAAGCTTCTAACATTTTTATAATTTGAATATCATCAAGTTCAATAATAATTTTATCTTCTATAGTAATAAATAAAGTCATATCTTGTATTCGATGTCTATAATCAGGACCTCCATTCAAATCTATATTTTTTATAGTATTGAATTGATACATATTTTTTTCCTTTATTTTATAATTTTATTAAAAATTATTATGTTCTTTAATAATTTTCCTTATTTCTTTTTTATTATAGAAAGTACTACAATCTCCTCTAAAAATAAAACAATATCCTTTAAAAGGAAGCCAACTTAATATTAAATCTTTTTTATCAAAAATATCACTTCTTTGACTTAAATTTATATAATTATTATGTCTATTATAAGATAACAAAATAGAAAATAGAAAAGAAAATATAAAAATATTGGCTATTGAAAAATATATAAGATAATTTTTACTAGTCTCTAATCCTTTTATAAAGGAAATAAAATTTATAAAAAAAAGAATAATAAAAAATAGAATAAAATTTTTTATAAATTGATGCATTTTATTTCTCCTTTAATCATTATGATTGCTCCATTTTAAATTATCAAATATCAATTTATCTTTTTGATCTTTCATTTTAAGATATTCTTCTTGAGCTTTAATTAACTTATCTTGGGCTTCAATTATTTTATCATATTCTTTTTTAAAAAGATGTTTTCCAATAAATAAACCTGAAGTAAACCCACTAATAAATAAAATAGTATTAAATATAATTTCTATTTTATTTCTCCTTTTTTATTAATTTTAATCTAATTGATTTATCTAATAAAAAATCTATAGGAAAACCTACATTTTCTGGGCAACATATAGTAATAAATTCCTGAATCTCTTTTTCAGGAGGTTCTATATAGCAAGCTGAATATTTTATATGTAATCCCTCGGTTTTGGTTTTATTAAATAATTCGTTTGAACAACAGTTTATTATAAATAATAAAAATAGAATCAATAATTTTTTCATAGCTTATTTTCTTTTATTTCTCCTTTATTCTATAAAGTCTAGTCATTGCCCCAGAATCATCACAATAAGAACTAATCCATGCTTTTGTAGAATCCCTTGTAACTATCTTTCCACATTTATTACACTTATATTTATTTCCTTTTTTATCTTTATACTTACAATCATCTACAATACGTGTTCTATATTTACCAGGTTTTCCTTGAGCATGATCTAATGCTTGTTGCAATCCAATCATTACATCTTTGGCCGCATCAAATTCTTTTTTCTTTTTCATTACTTATTTCCTTCAAATTTTTCTTTTAACTTTAAATAAGTTTCATATTCACATTCTTTTTGTTTCTTTTTACTTTTTTCAGCATTTTCTTTATCTCTTGTTTCTTTTTTAAGTCTTTCATTAAACTCATCATTTGTTTCTAATCTATCCCCTCTTAATTCAAATTCTAGATAGCCTTCATCAGCATTATTATAATTAAAACAAATATTACTATATCCTTTTTTAGAATATTCTTCATTAAATGCTTTTAAAGTTCCTATTACTTGCTCAAGTTTTGAATATTCGTATATATCAAAAGCGCACATAGGTATATCTTTAAGTAATTTCTTTTCTTCATTCATTTTCATCCTCTTTTATAACAAAAGGAAATACAGCAACTCCCTCTTCATAATTTAATTGGGTTCCTTTAATAACTATATATTCAAGTTCTCTATGCATTGCCATATCATTTTCACATTCTTCTTTAGTATCATACTCACCATTATAATACCATTCTTTATCTCTTTCATATCTACTAAATAAAAAATAAGATGGTTCGACTGAATTTATAACCTTTTCTGTAACTGTTTTATAGGGTGTTCCTAAACATCCTTTATTTTTCTTTTTCATTTCTCTCTCCTTTTCCAACCATAATTAAATATAAACATATCTACAAACTTTTCACACATCTTTTTATTTTTAGAACAATTTACTAATTCTTCCCTTGCGTGTTTATTTTTTAATAGGTGATTAACAAACCAAGTTCTAAACTTCTTTTCTTGTTCCTTAGTCCATTCATAGTCTAAAAACCATCCTTCTTTTTTAAAATCCATCTCATCATACACAGCACCAGCATACTTACACATTTTTTGTAAAACAATTTTTAATTCTAAACTAATATTCTCTTGCTTCATTTATAGTTGCCCTTTTTTGATCATTTTATCAAATTTGTAATTTATTTCTTTTAATATCATAGAATTTTCTTTTTCAATATCTTTTTGAATTTCACAAGATTGTTTAATTAAATAATTTTGTAATTTTTCAAACGCCTTTTCAAAAGCAAGTACTTTCCCGTCTGATTCATTAAATACATCTCCTTCTTTAAAATTACACTTTGATACACCTTTAAATTCTATTTCAAATTTTTCTATATCAGTAAATAAAAAATTTATTAAATTACTGAATTGAGGAAAAACCCTACAAAAAAAATTATCGTATTTAGAGATAGTACAAATAATTTTCCAATTATTTATAATTTTAAAATACACATAATAAGTAATATCATTTATTATAATTTTAAAACCTTTTCTTTTTCTAATAGTTTTTTTCTCAGAATTTTTTAAATTACATTTATACCAACAATATACAATACCTTTTTCTATATCAGAATATGCTTGATATTCACAATTTTCTCTACAAAAACTAGAACCAATCATTGTTTCTTTTTTATAAGGACATTTATCTAAACATTCATCTATAATATTAACTTTATAATGAAATTCCTCAATCATTTCTTTTCCCTCCTTATTTTATTTTCCAAGGTAATTGATTATCTGGCAACTCTGAAATAACTTTACATTTTCTTACTCTAAATTTACCATCAGTATTTTTTGGAATACAAATATTATCAGGATCAACATCATATTGGCAGATTAAAACTCTATTATTTGTATTTCTATTTTTTAATATCCAATTCCAACTTGCCAAATTGATACCACCGCCGCAATCCTGTTCAATATCAGAATTAAAATCATCTGCAAATAGTTCTTCCCCGATTCCATATTTAATTTTTTTAGAATGAATAGGTGACATATATTTATTATTGACAAGCTTAAATGCAGCCCCAAGAAAAACAAAAGATGCAATTGTTGTCTGTTTGATCTCCTGCGGGCCACTAATCTCCTGCGGGCCACTAATCTCCTGCCAGTCACCGATCTTCTGCCAGTCACCGATCTCCTGCCAGTCACCAATCTTCTGCCAGCCATCGATCTCCTGCGAGCCACCGATCTTCTGCGAGCCACTAATCTCCTGCGGGCCACTAATCTCCTGCCAGTCACCGATCTTCTGCCAGTCACCGATCTTCTGCCAGTCACCGATCTTCTGCCAGCCACCAATCTCCTGCGAGCCACCAATCTCCTGCCAGCCACC